CAGCAAGCCTGTTCGTAATTGGGCTGCTCAGCCTCTGCCTGACGGCCTGCGCGGGAAAGCCGCCAGTGGTAACAAAGACAGCGGCAGTAAGAGTCGAACCCCCTGAGCTGGTGCCTTGTGAGCGAGTGGCTGATGAAGACCTCGCCGACAACGGCCAGCTGTGGGAACTGAAGAACCAAGCCATCAACCTGCTCGACACCTGTGCAGACCAGGTGGACGCGCAGATCAAGCGAAGTCAGAGCAAGTAGGTCGCGACACCTTTTGCGACAGTGCAAATCGTGTCGCGACACGGGAGAAGATCATGAGTGATGAATCGGGCGACCACGTTCACTGGGTTGCAGATGGCCGTGGCCGGCGGATGGTGTTCATAGATGGTGTGCGCACCAATTGGGTGGCGTATGCCGACACCAAGGCAGGTATCGCTGTGGTCTTCGATGACCCGGTAAAGTCTTCAGATGGTGAGCACCTCGACTTTCACCCTGTGTGGGGTGAGATCACCGTTGTTCCCTTGGAGGGCGCGTGAGCAACGTAACTCGCCTTCATCATGCGCTTCCGCTGGGCGCGGATATCAACGAGGCCGTGACGGATTTGGATACGGCTATCGCCAAGGCAATCGATGCGGCCAAAGCTGCCGGCTTGCCTCAGGGCTTGGTCGTATCACTCTTGCACGGGCATGCCCAGTTGCAGACCAGCATCATGCTGAGTTGAATGGCTGCAGAGATTCACGACCTGTCTGATCACAGGCCCCGCCTTACGGTTGCGGCTGAACACGGCGTACATGTGATCCGTCTGGCCCGTGTGCACGAGGTTGTCTCGGGCGGTAAGCGTTCAAGCATCCTGACAGCGCCTGTGATTCGTAGAATCATTGCGGAGTGGATCGAGCAGATTAGCTCTTCGCGTTATAGCAAGCTCTCAGGGATGCCTGATACTCCGCACCCAAATCTCTGAGGACGCTGAGGCGTGTGGTCGAAGCGTTCCACAGCTGTGCTGAATCAAGTGAATTACTGAGACTGTCAACCTTAAGCCGGATTGGCTCGCACCTGTCGTGCTCCAGGGATTGAACTCTCAGCTGGGCGGCATTGAGTTGCGTTTGAAGGGTGCTGTTGGCCGTTCTCCATTCGCTAATGTAGCCGGTCAACTGCTCGTTGGATTTCTTCAGTTCTCCGTTCCTCTCTGACGCTACAGACAGATCGCTTTTCAGTTGTCCGTATATGGCACCTGCTGTGACTGCTGAAGATAAAATCGAAAGTGCAAGCGAAATAGACCCGGTGGTCAGCCAGCTTGGCCGATTGCTTCCTTGTTGTGACATGGACTCATCTCTGGAGTAGGGGCGGGGAGTTTATATCAGCCATGTGAGGAATCCAGAGGTAGTGATCATGGATAGGCCAGTGCCACCGGCGATGCTGTTTGAGTTGTCCGACTTCGGTATCCGACTGACCCCTGCGCCAGAAGTGTGGGAGTGGCTCCAAACCGAAATCTTCGCCGACACCGGCAGCATCCACAACGAGGACCATGCCCATCTGATCGATGCGGATATTCGCGTGATGTGGGCGTCTGCCGCATTCACGAAGAAGGGTCGGACGGTGGTAGGCCAGGCCGAACAGGTGGCGTTCCGCGCCGGCGGTTGGCAGAAAGCTCGAATGGAACAGCAAATGCGTGATTGGTTCGGCGACGTGCCGGCCTACATCATCACGCTTGCTGCCGATTACTGCGCTGACTGTTCCGATGCTGACTTCTGCGCCCTGGTCGAACATGAGCTGTACCACATCGCCCAGGCGAAGGATCGGTACGGCGCACCCAAGTTCACCCAGGAAGGATTACCCAAGCTTGAGATGCGCGGACACGACGTTGAAGAGTTTGTCGGTGTGGTGCGTCGGTATGGGGCGAGCCCTCAAGTGCAAGAGCTGGTGGACGCTGCAAACAATCCTGCTGAGGTGGGGAAATTGAACATTTCGAGGGCCTGCGGAACCTGTCTGCTCAAGTCGGCCTGACTTTGACAGTACTTTGACGGATGCCCACTTATGGCCGCACTCAGAGACGAGGTGAAAGCCTTTGTCGTACAGGCTCTCGCCTGCTTTGACACGCCATCGCAAGTGGTGGCGTCCGTCAAAGAAAGATTCGGGCTCGAAGTTACCCGCCAGCAGTGCGAGGCATACGACCCAACCAAGTACGTTGGACGCAACCTGCACGTGAAGTGGCAGACGCTGTTCAACGACACCCGAAAGAGGTTCCGCGAAGAGACGGCAGAGATCCCGATCGCCAACCGAGCGTATCGACTTCGCACTCTGGGACGCATGGCCGAGAAGGCCGAGAGCCTGAAAAACATGGCGCTGACTGCACAGTTGCTGGAGCAGGCAGCCAAAGAAGTGGGCGACGTTTACGTGAATCGTCGCCTCGAACCTGAAAAACCTCTGGGCTCCCAAGCGGACCAGCAGCACGCCGTTGCTGAGTACACCCTGGAGCCTGATGAGAATGTCCCCGCTACCCCGTACCTATGACCCGCCGGTAAAGCTGACGCCGAAGCAGGCGAACATTTACTGCTGGGGCTTCCAGCCTCAGGCGCGCTTCCGCGATGCGGTGTGTGGTCGCCGGTTCGGCAAGACGTTCTTGGGCAAAGCTGAGATGCGCCGAGCTGCTCGGCTGGCTGCTGAGTGGGGCGTGAGCGTCGAAGACGAGATCTGGTACGGCGCGCCGACCTTCAAGCAGGCCAAGCGCGTGTTCTGGCGCCGGCTGAAGCAGGCGATCCCCGAAGCCTGGCGTGCACACCGGCCAAACGAAACTGAATGTTCGATCACGCTCAAGTCTGGACATGTGATGCGCGTGGTGGGGCTCGACAACTACGACAACTTGCGCGGCTCCGGTCTGTTCTTCGTTCTGGTGGATGAATGGGCGGATTGCCCGTGGGAAGCGTGGGAAGAAGTCCTCCGCCCGATGCTATCGACCTGCCAATACTCGATACCGGGCATTGGCATGCGGAAGGGCGGTCATGCGCTACGCATCGGGACGCCCAAAGGGTTCAATCACTGCTACGACACGTTTCAAGACGGCCGGCCGGGGCATGAGCCTGATCACAAGAGCTGGCTCTACACCTCGCTCGATGGCGGCAACGTTCCGGCTGAAGAGCTGGATGCGGCGCGCCGCAAGATGGACCCTCGCACCTTTCGGCAGGAATACGAGGCCAGCTTTGAGAATTACGCAGGTGTTGTCTACTACACGTTCAATCGTGAGGCGAACCGCACCAGCGAAACCATCAAGCGCGGCGAGGCCTTGCACATCGGCATGGACTTCAACGTCATGAAGATGGCGGCAGTCGTGCACGTCATTCGCGATGACCTGCCACTGGCGCTCAGCGAGTTTTCAGATGTACGGGACACGCCTGAGATGATCGAGAAGATCAAGCTCCGCTTTCCTGACCACAGCATTGCGATCTACCCGGACGCCAGCGGCCAGAACACAAGCAGCAAGAGCGCAAGCGAATCTGACCTGTCACTGCTGAAAAAGGCTGGATTTACCGTAGTGGTGGATTCGACCAACCCCGCTGTGAAGGACCGGGTCAACGCCATGTGCGCGATGTTCGCCAATACCTACGGCGAGCATCGATATCTGGTCAACGTCGATCAGTGTCCGAAATACACGCAGTGCCTGGAGCGCCAGATTTACACGGACAAGGGCGAGCCCGATAAGAAGGCCGGCTACGACCACCTGGTGGATGCCCCTGGCTACTTCATTGCCAAGCGGTACCCGATCAAAACACGCACAGGCGGAACACGCCGAATTGGAGGCTTGGCCTGATGCCAGTGCAATCGACAAACCCCGACTACGACGCGCACATCGCCGAATGGGAAATGATGGACGACGCGCTCGAGGGTGAGTGCGCCGTGAAGCGTAACGAGCGCAACCTTCCCAAGCCGAGCGGCATGGTCGAAGCTGAGAAGCTCGACGGTGCGGGCAACAAGTATCTCTACGAGAACTACACGAACCGCGCTCAGTACGAGCATTGGGTGCGCGATTCGCTGCGATCGATGATGGGGCTGGTTTCCCGGCTGATTCCAGAGATTGAACTGCCCGCCGGCCTGAAGGGGATCGAGGACAATGCCACTTCTGATGGGTTCGGCCTGAAGCAACTGTTCTTTCGCATGGTGCGCCAGGCTATCTCCCACGGCCGCGTTCCGTTGGTGGTGAATATCGATGACAGCGGCGAGGCGTACTTCTCGACGTACGCCACGCGCAACGCCATCAATTGGGACACCGCTGATCAAGGCGGCCGACAAGACCTGGTCCTTTCGGTTTTCCGGGAGTTCCGCAAGAAGGGCGGCGACCGCTACAGCCATGAATGCGACACGGTGTTCCGTGAGTTCTTCATGCAAGACGAGACCTGTTACACCGCTGTGCGGAACGAAGGTGGTCAGATCGTCGAGGAGGAGAAACCCCTGGGCACCACTGGCACCGACAACCGACTGGTCAAAGGCCTGTCCTACCTACCGGTGATCTATTGCGGCTCCACTGACAACTCGCCAGAAGTAGACGAGGTGCCGCTGCTCACAATGGCGCGCGCAGCACTGAAGTCCTATCAGTTGAGCGCTGACTACTTCACTGCTCTACACCAGACCAGCCACCCGCAACCTTGGGTATCTGGCCTTGATGACTCGGTGGAGCTGAGCGTGACCGGGCCATCTGCTGCTTGGGATCTGGGCCCGAATGGCGAGTGCGGTTACCTGGAGTTCCAAGGTGCCGGCATTGAAGCAGTCCGCAAGGCCATGGACGACCAGAAAAACGCCGCCCTTGAAGCCGGCGCCAAGGTCATGGACGTGGGCGGCACAGAGTCGGGCGAGGCGCGTAAAACACGCCAGAACGACCAGCACGCCACGCTACACAGCATTGTCGTCACGGTGGCAGAGGCAGTGGAGCAGGGGTTGCGATACGCAGCTGAGTGGAAGGGCTACGACCCCAAACAGGTCAAGTTCAAGGTGAGCCCTGAGTTTGTGACCCCTGCGGTCGATGCTCAGGTGCTTGCTGAGCTTCTCAAGGGCGTGATGGCTGGCACGATCAGCGCCGATACTTACTGGCAGTACCTCACCACCGCCAAACTGCCGGATCGCCCATATGAAGACGAAGCCGATCTGATCAGCGATGAGCGCGAGTCGGCCGGCATCAACCTGGATAAAGACGATGCCATTGACAAACCTAGCGCAGGCGGACAGCCAACTGCTGGAGCAGACGACGCGCCACTCGGTAATGCTGGAGCGGCTTAAAGCCGGCGAGGTCAAGAAGTTCGAGAAGTACCTTCGCCAGATCGACACGCTTGTGCGGGTGCAGTTGACCCGCAAGGAGCTGACGACCTACAGCAGGGACCGCCTTGAGCAGTTCCTGGCTCGTGTGGACGGTAGGCTGCTGGAGATCTACAAGGTCTACGGCGACCTAGTGCAGGCCGATCTGGTTGATATCGCTCTGTACGAGTCGACCTTTGAGGCCAACAGCCTGAGCAATGCGCTGTCCATCGATGCGGTGGTGCCGAGCAACACAGTGATCCGCGCGGCGGTGTTTTCCTATCCTCTACAGGTGAAAGGCATCGACGGCGGCAAGTTGCTGAAGAGTTTCGTCAGTGGCTGGGCGCGCACGGAGACGATGCGCGTGACGAACACCATCAGGCTTGGTTTCGGCCAGGGTCAAACGAACGCCCAGATTATTCAGGCGATTCGCGGCACTGCGGCACAGAACTTCACGGACGGCGTTCTCGCGGTGAGCAATCGCAATGCTGCTGCCGTGGTGCAGACGGCAATCCAGCACGTGGCCACGACGTCGCGAATGGAGACACTGAAAGCCAACAGCGACGTGGTGCTGGGTTATCGCTGGGTATCGACGCTCGACCGCAAGACGTCGCAGCAGTGCAAGGGACTGGATGGCATGCGTTTCGACTTGGGCAAAGGGCCGCTGCCGCCGGCGCATATCAACTGCCGGTCAACCACCGTACCGACAACCCGTCTTTCCGAGATGTTCGCCAAGGACTCCACGCGTGCTTCGGTGGGCGACAATGGCGGGGCGCAGGTCGATGCCAGCCTGAACTATTACGAGTGGCTGGCAACGCAGCCGGCGAGTTTCCAAGATCATGCGCTCGGTCCGGTGCGGGCCAAGTTGTTCCGTGATGGAGGATTGACTCCGGAGAAGTTCGCCAAGCTTCAGCTCGACAAGTCGTTCAAGCCGCTGACGCTGGCGCAACTGAAAGCAGCTGAGCCGGACATGTTCATCCGTGCAGGCGTTACACTCGGCGCTTCACCGGGTTGAGAAAGCCGATGCATATCATTGTTGAAGACGGAAAGGGCAGACCGGACGCAAATAGCTTCGTGCCGCTGGAGAAGCTGACCTTTTACCGCGACTACTACGGGTTCCGGATACCTGAAGCAGAGGTCGAGCAGGTCGAACTGCTGCTGCGCGCCGCGGCTGACATCAACGGTCGACAGTGGAAGGGTCGAAAGGCCAATCCTAATCAGGCAATGGCCTGGCCACGGCGTGACTGCAAGATTGAATACCAGACACTGTCCGAGACGTTCGTACCCTTTGAGCTTGAATGGGGTCAGGTGCGGTTGGCAGTTGAGTTGTACGCCGCTGAGCGTGGCTTCCGGATCGAAGAGCCGACGCATTGCACAGAGCCAAACGGGCGACGAACTCGTCTCAATCGCGAGACACCGGGTATTCGCATGCGACCGCCGCCATATGCTCCAAGCAGGACGCAGTTCGCTGATTACCTTAAAATGCGCGGCTTGCACTTGGTGGCTAAGGAATAGCTGATGTTCAAATTGCTACGTTGGACGTTTTGGTTCGTGGCTTTATCGGCCGTAATTGGTTTGGCCTTTTTGCTGGGACTCTCATTTGGCCTGGGAAATAATAACCACGAGTTCATTGCCGAGACCGTTCCAGTCCTCTCCATGCTTGGCGGATGGGTATCGGGACTTGGAGCTCTAGCGGCGGTCTTCACAACATTGTGGTTGGCAGACAAGCAGCGTAGGGAAGATGTTGAAAGCCTCCGAATATCTGTTCGTTCGGCCATAGCAGACACGGGAGAAGGTGGGTGGTTTATCGCGATTGGTATTACGTCGGATGGCAAGCGCCCGGTGAGGGTCACAAGTCTGTCCGTGCAGTCGCCGCACGCGAAAAGCTATCTTCATGTAAGCCAATTTTGGTGGGGCAGTGATTCTCTGCCGGCCCCGATGACTTACGGTGACAGTATTTCCCTACACCTCCCGCCCGGCTTTGATCGACAGATAAATGAGTACGTCAGTAGGCATTGCCGGGGTAATACGGCTGGCTTGAAATTTGTTGTCAGCACCACGCTCCACGATTTCCCAGGATCGATACACCGAAACCTGCTCACGTTGAGCGACTGAATAAAGTCTCAGATTCACACAAACCTCGGCCATGCCGGGGTTTTTTTATGCCTGCAAAGCGGGCCGACCAAACCCAAGGGGTGCACCAAGTGGCAGACGATAACCACATTGATCTTGAAGACCCGGCAGTTCAGACCGCCATTGCTGCAGCTGTTGAGGCTGCAACGTTGGGCCTCAAGAACAAAAACACCGAGCTGCTTGGCTCGCTCCGGACCACCAAAACTGAGCTGGACGGTTTCAAGTCCCAGTTCGAAGGTTTGGATATCGCAGCCGTGAAAGGACTGCTGACCAAGGTCGGTCAGGACGAGGAAACCAAGCTGATTGCCGAGGGCAAGCTGGACGAAGTTATTACACGCCGTACCGAGCGCCTGCGCACCGACTACGACACCAAGCTGGCCGCCGAGAAAGCGCGTGCCGACAAGGCCGAGCAATTCGCGGCCAAGTACAGCGACAAGGTTCTGGCTGATTCCATCCGTGCCGCCGCCATCAAGGCCGGCGCGCTCCCTGAGGCTGCCGAGGACATCATCCTGCGCGCTCGGGGCACTTTCAAACTCAGTGAAGACGGTGAGGCAATTGCCACCGACCGTGACGGCGAGGTCG